AAGCCGAATTGAGTGGCGTCAGAAAGAATATAGGTTATTTTTCTAGTCATAAATTGACCTGTATAGGTTTTGTTTTCCGCATTATACTGCTTTAAAATAAGAGTGTCTCCGACTTTGTAATCTCTGTCGAATTTCCTTAATTCAAAGTTCTTTAAACCGAGATAAACCTTTAAATAATACGGCTCTATTGTTTTTAATTCGTGAGTTGTATTTTCCATATCTAATCTTTAGGAGGTGAGGGTAAATGCATCCAGTGGGTATGTCCAACACTTAAAAAATAATCAGCATCTTTTTCTTCATACCCTCTTGAAAAGTAAGTTATATTAACGCCTCCATTTTTATGACTGGTTAAGCATCCATCACCGCAAATTGGCGGGGTTTGAGTTTTCACACTAATCCACTTCTCTCTTTCCTGCATCCATTGGGCGCAAGAATTGAAACCCTGAATAAAACTTCTCTCATCAACTAAATCGGGTGATGCCTGCAGGAGCTTCTCTGCCTGTTCTTGAATTTCTTGTTGGGTTAGTTGCATCCTTTATTCCTCCTTTACTAAAACACTTTTTCTACTATCTACATGAACTTCAAATACTGAACTACACTTTTCACATTCGTAAGGTGAATGTCTATTTACATTTCGTAAAATGTAATCGGGACATTCTGAAAGCTTAAAACATTGAAGTAAACATTCTCCGCTTTTACTTTGAAATTGTTCTTCCTCACCACACTTAGGGCAAGGGACTAAAACCGTGTCATACATTCCCATCTTACTTATCTTTAATTAAAATCACACTATTCCCTTTAATTGAGTTGGCTTTGAGCCATGAATTGAATGCATCAACAGCATTGTCAAAACAGTATCTTTCACCTTTACCAATTGAATACCAAACCCCATCTAATTGTCCTGTTGATAATCCTGGCATTATGGTAGACGCTTGTTCCTCCGTAATGTTTTTACTTAGAGAAAAGAAATTAAATGCATGATCGTTCAGCTCTACTCCTGTAAATTGTCTAACTTTTTCATTATCAAAATACCTATACCACAAAGTTGTATTTCTTACATTAATATGAAAAGGATTGTCGTGTTCAACCTCCACCACCCCTAAAGTTTTTCCGTTTAACTGATATTGGGTCATTACCAAGCCCCTCCATCTATACCGTCAACACGAATGTTAGCTACAACCATACTTGTGTCATAATCAAGATTATTTTTATAGCCACCAGAACCTTTTACGTTCATTACGTTAAAAGAACCATGCTCTGCCATAAAAACCTCATAACCTAATTTATTTATATCATCGACAGCTTTTTTAATTCTGTTCAATGAACTTAATAATTTTTTTTCGTCAGACTGTTTAATTAACAATTCTTCATTTTCAATTGTAGCTTTCATTATCTTCTTGTTTATGTGATTGGGTTAGTAATATTTTACCATTAAAAAAAGGATAGAAATTATTATCAAAATAATAAAAATAGGTTTTAAAGGGGGCATAACATCATTATCGTTATTTAAATTATTAGAGTGGATGTTGTTGCTTATCTCTTTAATTTTATTTGCGGGTATCATTTTCTCTCTTTTATTTAAGCCCTATTATGGACGGGTTATGGGTAATTTAAAAGTGGATATATGATAGCACCATTTACATTCAAATTTATTTGTCATTCCAATCCTCCAATAAGAATGTCCTACGTATTGACAGAGGGTAAGTTTCTTTTCCATATCAGCTAAGGGTTATAGGGGTTGAGAGGATTGCATCCGTACATTTCTTCTTATACAATGGAACGGTTACCCATTCCTTAGCATTATCCGCACATTCTCGCCTAACCTTTTCGCATTCCTGCATGGCATAGGCTTTCATCGCTTCTACTATTTTGTGACTATCTAACCATATCTTATCTTGAACCCAATTAGGGTCTAGTTCTAATACTCTAATTGCTGTCTCCTGTGCTGTCTCCATATCAATTGGTTTTTAAAACGTAATGTGGTGTTAATCTTTCGCCCGAATGACCTCTGTACAAAACTCTTTCAAATACAAATTCACCAGTTTCATTATCGTGTCGAATTACAATATTGTCATCATCATATTTCACCATCATGTTTTTATCGTTAGTAAAGTATAAGATTTTTTTTTGTAGGGTGTAGCCTTGAATAAAACCCTCTCTTAGCGCATTAATTATGTTATAATCTTGATCTGCTAAATCTTTTGCTTGATAAAAATCTTTAGATATTTCTTCTGCTGTTTTCATATTATCTAACTGATAAGTACGCTCCAAAAATCATTATTGCAAACATTAATAAACCGCATATTACCAATATGGCAGTTGCTATTTTTTGGTACCATTTCATTTCTATTTAATTAATCCGTTAAAAATTGTATTTATCTGCTCTGTTTGAGCTTTATTTATTTCAGTGATTTTATTCAATCCTAACAGCTTGCAAATTGCTTTAATCAAATATGACTGAATAATAAGTTTAGACAGCAAGTGAATAGGTTGGTCTTTTCCGTAAGCATTTTCCAACATAGGCGTAACATATTGCTCTAAGAACATTTTTTTACCGTATTCATTATCTATTTTAGCTACTTTTACTAATGCTTCGAACGCTGACATATCAATTGGTTTTGTTAGTGCAATTTACGAGTTAAAACGATGCGAAAATGTAACATGATTGCTATACTTCTTTTATCACTATACCATAAAAAGCAAGCATCATTTTCTTTTTCCACTTATACAAATCAGTACGAAAACCTTTTGCATCCGTAACCTTTAAACCGCTATCTTTCCAAATTACATCAAAGTCTGATTTATACGATCCGATTTTAACGCCATTGTGAATAAAAGGATAAACAACCTGTCTTTCGAATGATAATACAACCCCAGACTTAACCCACAATTTAAGTTTACCGTAATATTCAGCTTCTAATTTGCTATCAAACACAATTCCATCTACTGTAGTCTTTTGGTTACGATACTTCATTTGTGGCGTAACCTGGAATTGAAGTTCTTTGTATTCCTGGATGGTTAGTTCGTTTTTCATAATTTACTTTTCAAATGATTTGTCTTGAACCATTAATTGTGGGTATTCAGTTTCTATTAAATTTTTAACAAAAGGAGATAGCTTACTTTTCCATGTTTTCCATTCAACCGAATGATATTGACAGATAGCTTGTAAATAATAATGGTTGCCTTTTGTTCGGTGAAAAGCCTCTCCTCTAGTCATGCCGTGTTCAAGGAATAAATTCCATAATTTAGAATGGTCGTTTTCGCTTAAATTAAAATGCTTATTGAAATCTCTTTCCATATTTTTCAATTTTTACCGATTAACCATTTAAGGCGTTTAATCATTCGGTAGGTTTTCCAAGTATAAATTTTAATCATAAACCAAATTTCTTATAGCTACCAATTAAAATTCCTTTTGCTAAATTAGCATCGTTGGTGGTTTTTAAATGTTTAAGAGTTCTGTAATCTCTGTTATGAACATTTATATAAACATTTTTCCAGGGCAAACCAATTGAAATCATTAATCCAAATATTTGAATGTTCATGAAGTTTGCGCCCCTTGTTTTCCATAATTTAGAAAACCATTGTCTTTTTTCGAATGTTATCCAAAACACCCATGGAAATTTTGTTTTTATTGTTTTAATCTTTACTTTTCGTTATGAGCCTTTTTAATGGCGGTTAATTCCTCGGTTAATTTAAATACTAATTCGTTAGACCTGCGTAGCTGTAATTGCATTTGAATACACTTAGAATGTAAACCATCAAATTCATCAAACACATCTAACAACTGCTTTAATTTTGCTTCCTTTTCTGGTATTTTCGGATTTGTTGGGTTTGCTTTCTTAAATTTAATCAAATCAGAATACATATCAATTAATAATCCTCTGCCTATTGAAATTAACATAATATGCTTACTAAAATCATTATAAAAAGTATGATAGGTTTCTATTTCTAATAGTAATTTTTCGTATAAACTTTTATACTCGTATTCTTTTAATGTTTTCATAATTAAAAAGGTGCTTTATCTGTTGGTTCGCTAAAATTTGTACTCGGTTTCATAGCAGTATAGGTGCTTATTACGGTATTTTCATGCTCGAATGCGTAGAGGTTTTTATCTTCTACTCGTTCATAATACCTATTCCTTTGCCAATCAAAATATAAGGTTGTTTCTCCTTTAGTAGCTACACCTTTTGGTTTAGCTTTATCAATCGATACAATCAAATCATTTTCACCATGCACACCGTTATCATGTGGAAATCCTACAGGCGGTCGCCAAATAGTTAGCCAACTCATAGCCTTACGAAATAGGGCCTGTCCACCCGCGGCTTCTCTTGGTAAGGGTTTAGGGTAATAATTAAACCCGCTATCCTGTTTTATCTGTTGGCTAGTAGGATGTAATGAAATAAACGTGTGCTTACCTGTCTTTTTGCAATAACGCCTTATATCGCCTACAAATTGCTCAATATACAAATCCTGCCTTGCCCCAAACTCGGTCATGTCGTGCTTAATCTCGTTGTAAGGTTCTGCCATGATGTAGGATATTTTTTGCTCCGATGGATTTTCCTTTTCGTATTTATCAGCCATTTCAAATAATTCCTTTACGGAATATGCTTTTTCTTCGCTGTCTACTATTAAGAAACTATAATCAATAAAGTTCAAAGCCTTGTTATAATCTTGGTCTGTGCATGGATCAAAGCTAGTTAGGTAAGCAGATTTTCCAATAAACTTATGAATTAACTCTGCCATTATTTCTTCTACGCTGCCCGTTTCTGGAGAATAAATTAAGGACCTAAAACCTTTATGCGCTCGGTTCATTAATAATTCAAATATCAATTCCGATTTTCCATGTGTAGGTGAACCTAGAATAAAGGTATATGAACCGTTTTTAATGGTGTATAAATCATCTAAACACTTAAACCCTGTTACTTCACCTTTCTGATTAGTTGACGTTCTTAAAACCTCTAGTTTTTCTTTTACGTCGTTAAGTCTTTTAATCATTAGTTCCAAACTTTTCTTTGCTCACTAGGTTTAATAGTTGGCGTTAACGACTTTGTGTATTCTGATAGCTTAGCAGTCCAATTTTCTACATTCCATGCTCCGTCCTCAAATAAAAGTTCTTGAGTTCCAATGAAATTTTTAAAAGAGTGTATATACTGTGGATTAATTTTTTTTAATTCTACATAACTTCTAAATTGAGTTGTAAAATATTCAATCCGATTATTTAATGTTAAGCATTCATGCAGATTTCCTACAATCTTCATCTTATCAAAATTTGCAGTTTCTGTAAAATTGAAAAAATTTAAAACTTCCTTTACTAATAGTATATCTATAGTATAATTATCTTTACCTTTATCAGTGCCCCTATCTAGGGGCTTGTTAGCCCCTAATTTTATAAATCCTTTTTCTTCGTTTAATGATAGTCCTGTAAATTTTGGTTTATAAAGTTTAAACCGATTTAAAATTCCGTTGTGAGCATTGTTTTTAAAGTTAAGAGGTAGGTTCTTCTGATGCTTTATAAAGTTTTTAACCAGTAATATCTTACCGTCATTAGATAAAATTAAGCCCCTATCTAGCCCCTTAATAGCCCCTAAAATTTCAACTTCTGTAATGTTTAAATCAAAAGTTATCTTTCTAATAGAGATTTCAAAAAATCCAGCAACATCGCAATTATCACATAAGTACAAAAACATTAATTTTTCCAAAGTTTTTAGGTCTATAAACCATTCGTCACTCCACTTTAAAGTATCTGAAAATCGGTAAGCCATTTAATTTTTATTAAAATTTTAAACATTAAAAATCTATACTCCAACTAATTTAAGTAACGTGTTTAAGTCGTTCCTTATAAATTCTGGCATTGTTGCTTTGCCATTTAACATCATGGTTAAGTGAGCTTCTGATAAGCCTAATTTTTCAGCAATGAACTTTTGCTTTAAACCGCTTGCCTTAATCTTTTCTCTCAAATTCATATTCAAATATATTTAATTTTTCTTAAATCCGCAAACTATTTTTCTAAATAATAAACTTTCCACTTCTTTTCTTTTGAATAGCACCAATCGGATTTAATGTTTAGTCCTGATCGGATTAGTTGAGTTACATAAACTCTTAATTCGGAAGTATGGCACAATTCAATTGCGCTTACTACAGTCAGTCTCAATCCACTTTCAAATGCGGACTTAACGCGTGATAGGTTGGTCTCGTTTTGCATATTAATCTTTTTTAACTAGTGTATTAAATGATGGGTGTGTATTTTCAAATCGGATAAGCCATTGATCAGAAAGTCTGATTATACCGATTGAATTAGGAGAAACATCACGAACTCGATATTTTTTGCCGTTGTATGTTTCTCCATATTTTAACGTATTTAATGGTTGCATTTAGAATAAAGTTAGTACGCTGTTTTTTTCTTCAGAAAACGCCCTATGATTAGCTTCATTTATTTTAAAATAACTTTCTTTTAATTCGATTGATATAGATTTTCTATTCATCTTTAAAGCACAACAACCCTCACTACCAATACCTCCAAATGTGCTTAAAACAGTTTCGCCCTCATTAGAATATAAATGCAGTATTCTCTCGATTGTATCTAGTTGGAGTGGTGCAATGTGCTTCTCATCATTTCCATCCCTACCGCTTCTATACTGCAATGTACGGGAATAATCAATATCATACCAAACAGGGGATGCGTATTTCTGCCAAAGGTCTACAGGTAGATAATCTAATTTAGCAGGATCAGTATCTTGATGTTTAATAGGAGTTTCATTTTCTCCATCATTTCTGAAAAATAGGATATAATCTGGAATACCTACCCTAGTCATAACGCTATCTTTTTTTATAGTTTTATGCAATAAACCCAACGCTTTAGTACGTTGCATTTCCGTAACTGGGTTTTTCCAAATCGTAACCCTAGAATGATAAATAAAGCCTTGATCTTGAAACCAATTTGTAATCATTCCGCTAAAATCCCTTAAACCTATATAACCCTCTTTACCTTTTTGAATTGGTAAATCCATGCAATGAATAGCGCAAATTCTACCAGGCTTTAACGTTCTTTTAATTTGAGGAATAAGGTATTTAAAATGCTGTTCGAATTGTTTGTAATCCGATACGTTACCCATATCTTCTTCTTTGTCAGAATACACATATAATTCGGCAAATGGCGGACTGAATACTACAATATCAGCGCAGTTATCAGCTAGTTTTTGGGTTTCTTGAACGCAATCTCCATTTATCAAATGGTAATTTTCTGTTTTAATTTCTTTATTTTTAATCATTAATTTAGATTTATTTGATTTGTAATCAGCTTCAGCAGAATATTTTGCCATTTCGTGTATCATTTCAAAATGGTTTTGTTGTTTTTGTAAAATTGTTGCCCTTACGTTTTGTTGTGTTTCTGGGATTAAAATATGTACAGTAACTTTGTTTTTTTGTCCGAAACGATAACAACGCCTTACGGCTTGATAAAATGCCTCAAACTTAAAATCATAGCTTAGGAAAACCATATTATTACATTGCTGATAATTCATACCAAAAGAAGCAATAGAAGTTTTAGTAACTAGGTTTTCAAACTCTTTATTTGCAAATCCGTTTAAATGCTTTGCCTTGTATTGAGGCGTGTCAGATCCTTGAACATTAACAGCGTTATTGACTAACTTTACAATCGTATCTGTTTCATTGTTTTTAAGGCCCCAAATAATAGACTGCCCATCTGAATGATTAACTAATTCAATACACTTTTCAATACGAGCATCAAATGACCTATTTAAGTCCTTATGAATATCAGTTGCAGAAATTGCCACATCGTTAAATAGAGAGTAACTTTCGTTATCAACTGAAATAATATGTTCGATATATTCAATTTCTGGCAAGTCATATCCATCACCTTTAAATCCTAATGTTTTAGGGTTGTCAATAGCTATTGACCATGTGCAAACGTATTTCCAAAATACGTCTTTAGCGTGCTTTCTTAAACGCCATTTAGAAGTTTCTCCACCGTCATGAACAAAGAACATAGCTAACATTTCTAAATAGCTCATCCCGCCTAAAAATTCGCTATGCTGTCCTAATTCCATGTGATCGTTAGGAGATGGTGTAGCGGTGCATGCTAACTTATATGAAAATCCTTTAAATGTTTCTAATATTAATGACGAAGTTTTACCGTCACGACCTTTTAATATTGAACTTTCATCTAAAACAACTCCAGAGTATTTTGAAACATCTATATTGTGTAGCTGATCATAATTTATAACATCAAAATATTTATTCTTAATACCAAATTTAACCGCTTCATTTTTAGTTTGATCTACAATTGCCAATGGTGATAAAATTAATACTTTCTTTTTGGTGTACTTAGATACTTCCTCAGCCCAAACTAAAAGCTGTAAAGTCTTACCTAGTCCGCAATCTTCAAACAATGCAAAGCGACCTTTAGCAAGCGCAATTTTAACTGCATAACGCTGGAAATCGAATAAGTGTTTATTTAATTTGCTTTCATCAATCTCGAAACCTGATTCAATAAAAGTCTTTCTTTTCGTTTCCAAAAAGTCATTATATTCTTTCATAGTAAGTTTAATTTATTTTAAGTCAGGCGGTCGCTTACAGACATAGCTTTACCCGCCCGACTGGGTTTATAATTGTTTAATTAGGATTAGTAATATAGTGATGATTAGATTGGTTTTTAAATAATAAAACCATGTTTCTAAACTTCCTTTCATGTGTGTAGGAGTGCTTATATTCATCGATTGAATAAAGTATAGTGGCGTGGTGCCTGTTATTAAACATTCCGCCAATTTCTTTTAAAGTAAGATGAGGAAAGTTTAACGCAATCAATCCAATACATATTTGGCGAGCCATTACAAATTCATCTTTCCTTGAATTTCCGTGAATATCCGAGTAATTAATCCCCATCAATTCAGCAATTCCAGTAATAATATCATTTGGTTCAATGAAATGTGTTCCTAACAAAAAACTGATTTGTTTTTCTTCCGTTAATCCGGCGTATATAAATGGGCTCATAACTCTGTTGGGTTTATTTAAAATTTTTAATGCTTTTAATTAATTTAATATCCAATATTAAAGGCCATTTTTTATATGATACATCAATTACTACTAACTGAATGTCTTTAACATAATCTAAAGTAGCATCATTTGCTAAAACGCTATCGTGCAAATCTCGGCCAAATACTTTTTGCGGTTTTTTAAATTCGATTTTTAACATAGACGAAATTACAAAATAGCTTATTCAAGTTTTGTATTATTGTTGTTAGAATAAAGGCCATTGACAGGTTAAAGATTTGTCGAATATTAAGGCAAATCTATGCTTTTGACTTCTTTTTCTCCATTCCCCTCTAACGCCCTTCGTTTTACCTCTGCTGTGTTTTATAAAAGAACCATCTGAATTTTCAATCCAAAAATCTTTTTTAGCATCAGTCAATCCATAGTATTTAAAATTACAGGCTTTATAAACAGTTCCTTTGTGAAAGTCATTATCTGCATAAGAAAGTATTACCCTAACATTCGTCATCTTTCTTAGTTTCTTAATGCATTTTGAAACAAAGTAGCTGCTTAAATTATGTTCTGTTGATTGAATTTCTGGGGACAAGCAAAGCCGACTTAATTCAAATAAACCATCTTGATCGTTTCGTTCAAGCCCAAGCATACCCTTTGACAATTCTGGTACTGGAAATCCTGTAAATACGCAAACTCCGACTAATTCATCTTTTTTAAATAACCCGAAGTTATACCCGCTTTTAAATCCTTTCGATATGTCTTTCAAATAATGATATTTTAAAATTATATACGAAGCATCTATTTTGCTTATCGTTTTTATGGCGTAATCAGACTTCATAATCAGCTATGTTTAACCGCCCAGTAAACGAGTGCAATTAGGTAAATAACCACGAACAAGATAAGCCATTTCTTATCCTCTTTCGGATTGTTCGGCCAATAAGATGAAGATTGTTTTAGTTTTGGGGTTGGTTGGTTCATGATCCGGTTATTAAAGTAAACACCAATCTACCAAAGAACCAAAGAGGTATAATGAATAGGGAAAGCTGGGGGCGGGTTAGTTTTTTCATGATGTTTTAAGTTTAAGCCATCCATATTTGATTAATTTTTCAACTGATAAATCCATAAACGGTAAAGCATATCCTTTAGACCTTAGGTAGTCAGAAGATTTAGAGTTAAAATTATAAAAATCATCATTAACCCTAGTATACTGAAATCTGCCACTCCTAATTGAAATTGAGCCATCGTTTTTAAGAATGTGATTTTCAGAATAACCATAGTTTAGCCTACAAAATTCAACAGCGTCTTCCTCTGTAATCGACGACAACGGGGCGAGCATTAAGTAATTGTCCGAAAAATTTAAATGCCAATTACAAGCTTCGTTATCGGCTACAAATCCATGATTTAAGTCCGCCAATACTATTTGGCCATAATATTGAGCAAAAAATAGTTTTTTATTTCTTTCTGTGTTTTCCATTACAATTTCCCTTGATTTTTAAATTTAGCTTTTAGATATATTTTACGCAATGCTAGTTTGGCCTGTAGTAAATCTAGTTCGGTGATTGATAGTTGCTTTTTCATCTTTCTTTATTTAGTGGTTAGTTAAAACTTTAAGGTAAATAAATTGAAACTACCAAAATCTATAAAGTATTCAATTTTACCATTGTAAGAATGACGGCTTTGTGAACCGATTAATAATTTACCTACTTTTAAAAGAGTTTTGTTAAATGATTGAGTTTTCATAATCTTATTGTTAGGGTTTTTGTTATCGTTTAATCTGAGTTAGATGGGGGCTAGTTAATGTAAAAGCTAATTATTGTAGACACCTTAGTGTCTTTAGCGGTATCAAAACTAATAGATGAAAAAATATTTCCTCTCAATTTATTAAAGTAGTGATTAAAAGTAGAAACTGTTAATGGCTTAATTGATACCAAAACTTGTTTTTTGTCTTTAGATAACCTAGCGTAATTTACATTAGGTATGTTTTTTAGTGCTGTTAATATAGTTTTCATATCGTTGTTGTTTTTGTATAGTCAAATGTACGAATAGTTTTTATACTTGCAACACAAATATAAATTTATTTTCATTTGTATCTACTATGTTACAAATAGTTAGTTTAATGTAACAAAATAATAGACGTTAAATATTTGTGTTGCATATATAGAATATTAATTATACATTTGCCTTATAACATTTAAACAATGGGCAGAAAAAAACTTGAAGAAACGACCTATCTTACATCTAGGATTAAGACGGCAACAAAGGATAAACTTAAAGGAAATAAATTTAAGTTCAATCAAGAAATTAACACATTTTTAGACAAAAAAGCTAAACAAATTAAATCATGAAAAAAGCATTCTTATTAATCTGCTCTATATGGGCGTTAGGTTTAGTCGCTAGTTATTTAATGTTTCAGACGATATGAAAGGTTTTATAGAATTAACGCCTAGATACTATGATTTAGGCGATATAATGATGGGTATTGAAAGAAAGGTATCTCTAGGCAAGCCAGAAATGCTGAATGTTTCTAAAATTGTAACTTTTGGTGATGGATTTATACACTTAAACCCATTGTTAGATACTCAACCATATCTAGTAAAAGAAACTTATGAAGAAATTAAGTCACTAATCGAGGGTGCACAAGCATTTTAAACCAACTAAACAAAAACTAGAAATAATGAGCAACCGAGATAAAATGCTATTCCAGTTAAATCAGCAGTTAACGATTTATAATAATATGCTTAAAACAGCAGAATTGTCTACAAACGAATGGGAAAAGACAATGCTTGAACAACAAGCAAGTCAATTGTTAACCTCTATCGAGGGGTTGCAAGAAGTTTTAGTAACTATTAAAGATTAATCAAAATGGAAAAGACACACTACAAAAAATTGAAAGACCCAAATTATATTGGTGCGTACGAACTTATGAATGGCGACGGTACAACCCGTGAAATGGTTGTTACCATTGATGGTGCTAAAAAAGAAGAGCTAAAGAATGCCGAAAAAAATCAAGGATTAGTTCTTTACATTAAAGGGCAAAAGCCAATGATTGTTAATACCGTAAATGCAAAGGCAATCTCCTCATCTACAGGGAGCGAATTTGTCGAGGATTGGTTCGGCAAACAGATAACGCTTTACGTCGTTAAAATCAAAGCATTTGGCGAAATTATGGACGCTTTACGGGTTAAAAAAGAACCGCCTGTATTTACGTTGCCAGAATTTGGCTCTGATAACCCACAATGGGACGAAGTAATTGAAACCATATTAAGCGGTAATAATACTTTAGATGGCATTGTAAAGGTTTTATCAAAGCATTATATCATTTCAGAAACCACTAAAAAAGCAATTAGCGATGCAGTTGAGCAAAGAATTTAAAGCAAGATGTTCGGGTATTGGTCAAATAATGACCAACCCGAAATCTAAAATCGAAATTTTATCCAAAACGTGTTTGGCCCATGTCCATAAGTGGATTAAAGAGCAACCCGAATTTTACGGTCGCCATAAAAACTTCAAATCAAAATATACCGATAAAGGTAATTTTTGTGAGGATGGAAGTATCGATTTCGCTTCTAACTATTACAAATGGGGTATGGTTGCCAAAAATGATGAGTACCGAGAAAACGAATACATAACCGGCACACCCGATTTGGTTTTAGCTAATTCGATTGAAGATATTAAAAATAGTTGGCATCAAGATACATTTCCGTTATTTGCAACTGAAATACCAGTAGATGGTTACGGATGGCAATTACAAGGGTATTGCGAATTATTCGACAAGCCACAAGCTGGATTGGTGTATACGTTAATGGATGCTCCAGAGCATTTAATATTGAGAGAAGCACGATCTAAAATGTACGATTTGGGATTAGACGAATTGGATAGTGAATTATACGACGAGGTTGCCGAAGAAATGACTTATTCTAATTTTAAAGACGAATTGAGAATTAAACGGTTCTTTTTAGACAGAAATACAGAAGCGATCGAAACCGTATACGAGCGTGTTGAATTAATTAGGAATTATATTAAAACGCTGTAAAATGAAATCCAAGCTAGTAAAATGGGCATTGATAATCCTTTTAACGGTCTACGGATTGTTGATTTTAATTCAGATAATATGAGCAGATTTATAATAGGCTTCATTTGTGGTGCATTATCGATTTATATCATAACGGTACTTCTCATAAAAAACAAACCGTCCCCTCCAAAATGTACCCATCCAACCGAAAGGCAAACCATCCTTAATTACGAACGTTACGAAATGTTTTTAGACCAAATGCAAGGAGTAAATGATAAGGAGAAAATTAAAAGGCTTTCAGATAGCCTTTCTAAGTATAGGATTAAGTAAAAAATAAACCCGTTACGATTTGTAACAGGTTTTTTAATTGATTATTAGTAGTGAGATAACAAATATACTATAACCCTTCCAAAATATCTTCAATTCCATCGGCAATCTTTTCGTTAATATGCTGACTAATCCATGGTTTAACCAAAGGCCAAACAGCTATAAATATTAGTTTCTTTAACCATGCTAATCCAGCCTTTAAAGCAACTGATTTCGGATCAACGCTTGATAGGAAATCTTTCTTTTGTAGCTCTTGAACTACATATTCTCGTCTTGCAACATTCATAATTTATGTGGTTAATAAAATCCAGACATATACTGCCAACAGTACTAAGGCAATTAATATAAGTCTGAATTTAGGTTTCATTTTTTAATCATTTTCAAATAGTTCATCACGATTTTATGAAAGGATGCTATTTGGTGTAAATCGGCTGTTGTGAATTTCATTTAATCTTCTTTAACTTCTACGCCAAATAATTTAGACAAAGCATGAACCAAAGCAACCGCCTCAATCGAATACTTAGTAATAATCGAACTTATCTCTACAGGAATTTCGGTAACTATTTGGGTTACTAAAGTTAAAGCTGTAGCGGTGTATAAAACTATTCTAAAGACTTTCTTAGTCCATTGTGGAGTTGTATTGCCTACTTGACCTAAACCGAATTTAACAACCGTTTCCGATGGATTAACTAAAGCATTTCCTACTTGTATTTTCTTTGCCATGATTATTTAAATATTTCTTTTCTTAATTCAATCATTGGAAATTGTGGTCCAGGATCAGTTTTACGACCTGGAGATATTTCTGAATGTCCCAATATCTCTTTTATGCAAAATGATTGACTTAACGCTTTGCACACATCTATATTTTGTTGTAGCTGAATTGGCGTGTATTCCTGTGTGCCAGTATTTTGTAACTCGATACCGATTGAATGAGAATTAAGACCAACTATCCCTTGCCATTCGCTTTTACCCGCATGATAACCACATACATTTAACGGCAATAGCTGAACAACGTTTCCTTTCATATCGATATGCAAATGAGCCGCAACTTTTGATTGTGGACTTTGCATCCATGATATAGCCCCCTCTGCGTTACTAGAAGCAGTGTAATGCATTATAATATAATTCGGATTAATTATGCCACCATGATTAGGTGATGGTCTTTGAATAACCTTTACGCCATTCTGATAAAGAATATTATCTACAATCGTAAACTTTGCCATAACAAATTGTTTTATCAAATATAGCTAAATTACTTACAAAACAAAAAAAACACCACTCAAATCAATGAGTAGTGCGTTTTACCTCTTGCTTAATCTTGCTTTAAGCCAATCCTCTTGAGGCTGATTATTTCTTAATCGGTGTTTTTACCGTGTCTTTAACGACCTTACTAATCAACAATGATTGAGCTGAATTAAGCAGTTCCTTGCAATCTTTTCGTTCTTTTGCGTTCATATCACTATCGTTAATGATTTGAGTAGCCTTTGCAATCTTTTCGCTATATTGTCCTGCTTCCTGTTCAGTTAGGACTATTCTAATGTCCGCCGGCGCAACAAAGCCAACTCCTATAATCATCATAGCTAATATTGCTATTGTGTAAATTCCTTCTTTTTTCATTTTATATTTGGTTAATTAATTTAAAATTAACCCGTAATCGGTCAGGACTACGGGTACAACCACTCCCGAAAACTTAACGGGAAACGGGATTAGTTATTTCTTCTAATATTTCTCTGATTGAACTTCCATTATATTCGTTAACCGTTAAGTTTAAGAAGTCTAAAGTAGTCATTTTATTTTCTAAATTAATACCTCTCGATTGAGCAAACATTCTACGGCCACTTTCGCAACTACCAGTTAAATGATGATGCCATTCGAAAAACAACTTATTGTCGTAAATTTCATTTGCTTTAAAAAGCTTCAAGAATTCTTGTTTTTTCTCTTGAAATGAAAGTGATGAATAGAATTTATCGGCGACCGATTGTAAGGCTTCTTCTTTCGTGTCTCCATGCGCAAATAAATTGCCGGACTTAGCAACAAATTGCTGTTCTGTAGACATATCGTCTTTAATAACCAAAACCGTAGCCGTGTTTCTTTTTATCGAAACAAATACACAAGGAATATTATCAATGTAATAAACAGGCTTTCCGTTAAACTTACTAAACGAAGCTATTTTTTTGTCTTTATCTAAAAATCCTTTTGAATAATCAGAAAAACAAACTACGCCAGTCGTTTTTCGAGATTTTGAGCCAGAGCCATCGCCAGAGCCATCGCCATCGCCAGAGCCAGAGCCATCGCCATAGCCAGAGCCATAGCCATCGCCATAGCCAGAGCCATCGCCATCGCCAGAGCCATCGCCAGAGCCATAGCCAGAGCCAGAGCCAGAGCCATCGCCATAGCCATAGCCAGAGCCATCGCCATAGCCATCGCCAGAGCCAGAGCCATCGCCAGAGCCAGAGCTTTTAGCTTCTATGCTTAAGAATTTTTTAATTAAAGTTTCCATTCTTTCACGGCGTTAATGTTTTCAACTGCGACATCTGTGCATGGTAACGCTTCGATAACTTGAGGCAAATAAACACCATCTTCATCTGTAATTGTTACCGTAAATTTACAGCCATTAGGCGATTTTGTGCCGTCTACTGCTAATTGAGACAAAGAAGCCGCTCCAGCCCATTGCCATAATCTACGTGCATTTTTAAGAATGCATACCATGCCATCTAATGAAACGATTTGACCGAACCAAACACCTGCTGAATAGGTTCTGATAATGTAGAATTTTTTTGGATTTGTTTTCATGTTAAGTTTTTTAACTGTTAAATAATAAACGAATATATAATCTATTATCTTAACTTTTTGCAACAATGCTATTACACACAAAAGCCGTAATCCATCCAAACTACGGCTAATGAAATAAACTAAATTAAACTCTATTAAATGTACTAAAAAGGAAAGCGTTATCCAAATCCTTGAATAACGCTTAAACCAAACTACCTATGAAAAGATTTTTATTTCTTTGAATTGTTATTTTCCAACACCAATATTTTATAGTCCTGTTCACGATCAATTTTGTATTGTTCGCTTTTCATTTCTTGGAATTTAGCATCGTACTCAATCCTTATGCTTTTTTTAACAGCATCGACGATTTGTAGCCCACCAAAAAACATACCGACCAATACCGTTACCGTACTTGCTACCGTAGCCACTATTCCCCTAAACTCCGATTTTTTAAGGCTGTCTTTTATCTCTTGTTCTGCCACTTTGGTCATCATGTTAAATTAAACAAATATAACTAATTATTGTTTTTAAGCAATAGTCGGATCATACCAATACCAAGACTTGTTTATCTTATCGCATTTAAGGTAAGATTGATTGGAGTAACCTGCTGGCCTTTCTCCTGCTAGGTGTTTTGTGGTAACGTCGCAATCACCGTTTTGATTTTCATCATCTTCTACTTCTTCTTCGAATTGTTTCATGATTTTATGTGTTAGTTAATCTGTTACTGTGTAAGTAAATCGTATGTGCGTAACCCTAGCGCCCGTTAAAGCGTTTGCAGGAAAGTAAACCCTAGCACTGGTATTACTGTTATAATCAACTATTCCCGCTTCGTTAGCCCCTACTACGGAAGCAATACCTGTTACAGCATTATTAGAGCAAACATCGAATGGTAGCGTTACTGAAACCTGCGAAGAGGTTACGCCGCTTGTAGTAGTGTAGTTTATGATCGCATCGACTGTAACTATGTCCCCGATCCGCGTATATGCCGCGTACGTCAAACTTAATGAAGATGTATTAGATACGTTAGCCACCGTCGGCGTATATGTACCGCTAGTCGCTTGTGTTAGCGCACTAATAACACCAGACCCATCGATAGCAACTCCTGTACCTTGTTTTACACCCCCAAGCACCGAAGCGGTTGCGACAGGCAAAGAATAATTGTTGGCACCGCTTGCAATGCCGTCCAATTTAGTTTTATCCGACGCATTAAATAATCCAGCATCCGTAGTTGTTGCGCTAGGTAAAGTAAAACCTGTACCATTGCTATTAGTGATAGGGTAAGTTGTTGATGTAGGTGTGCCTAAAGCTAAGTTGGTAGTACTACTAGCGAAAGCCCTATGCCCAACTAATCCATTTGCATCTATTGTAAGTTGATGTTCAGTCCCCGATGGGGTTGGCGTAGTTGTTCCGCTCTTTAAGTTGCCGAAATTTAGCAATCCTGGAAACGTTCCGTTTTGAGGGAATATCGTCAATTCGTCTATAGAACCAGTATTGCTCATATTCATGAAATGTCCGGAAATAGTACTTGATGTGTATCTATAGAAGTTATGAATTGCTGCTTGATAGGCAATATCGTTTGACCCTACCGTCCATATCCTTGATCCCGCCGTTATTGGAACAGCACCATCAGCATCCCTTTTTACGATCTTACTTGCGCCTAGTCCGCTATTCAAAGTGAGTACTGGAGTAGATGTAGTGTTGGCTACCGATATGTCGGTATTTGCAGACGTTACACTTGTAACCGTTCCACCGCCACCACCGCTAGGAGTAGGTATATTTAACGCTCCTGTAGATTGGTTAAAAGTAGCCGCTCCAGTTCCCGTTGTAGTTAACGTTACCAAATTTTGTTTAAGATTAAATCGTGTTTGAAGTTGCGCTAAACTTAAGCTGTTAGACCATGACCTAACAACCGTACTATCGGCATAGATGGTTTTATTCGAAGTAAAATCTCCACCTCCAGCAAGTCCATATCCCGCAGAGAAAGTCCTTGATTGCAAAGTATAGTTGTTCAACTTTGTTTGCATGCCAGCTAATGAGTAGCTATTTGCAACCGTTCTAAATTGAGTACTATCTATTACCGCCGATCCCGCACCTATTGCCGTCCTAAAATCTGAAGCATTAAGCGCATCGACCGAGTTGTCAGCATTTAATCTTATAAAGCGGATAGCGGATGGATTGGTTAAGGTAAATATATTTTGTCCTACAGTTGTCCCACCTAAAGATGTACGTCCTGTCGATGCCGTTAATCCAGTTGCGCCACCATCCCATTTGGTATCAGTAGTGATATAACCACTATCATTAGTCCATTGTGAAATGTTACCGCTTTTATTGGTTAGCGTGTTTGTGCTTGAAGCGGTTAAATAAGAGCTAAGTCCTAATAATGAAGCAACAGCACCGCTACTAAATGTATATGCCGTACCGCCAGCATCTTGACCTATAAATGTATCCATACCACTAGTCCTAATCCCAAATGCAAAATTATTAGGTATTGAACCCCAATTATTTGTGCTTACCGCTGTTGTAGCTGTTAACGCATTCCCAGTTGTGCTTATAGTCCATGTCCCAGTTGAATTAGTTCCGTCTTTTAAAGCGTAATTGGTCAAGGCAGGTACGTTTGCATCTACATAGGTTTTAACCGCTAATTGCGATGGATATAGTGTGTTTGAAGTACCTAAAGATGTCGACGTACTTAAATTCGCTAATGTCTGATAGGTAGATGCTGCAGTAGCTATACTAAGTTTTAAATCTAAAGCTGTTTGTTGCGCTGTCGATACAGGCTTGTTCAGATCCGTAGTGTTATCCACGTTACCAAGTCCAATATCACCTTTTACCAAAACAACCGCACCAGTATAGGTGTTTACAGAGGTTACCGCCGTTCCGCTCGCTACCTTTTGCCAAATCGTGCCGTTGTAAATAACCGCATCGCCAACTAGATACGAAACGGAGCCACTACCTAAATTCTGCGTACCAGCTACGTTTACAATGTATTTCCACCCGTTCGTACCCGTGCCATCTATTAAAGTTGGTGTATTTGTACTTGCATTCCATGTACCCTTATACACCTCTGATCCAGTTGGTAGTTGGGATAAAGGTACTTTCCCGCTACCATCCAAAGTAGCCACACCCGAAGCCGCCGCTTTTTGCGTTAAAGGTATGTAACTATCTAAGTCAACCATTCTAGCCGCTTGATTGCTTGATGCTGTTGGCGTTCCGTTTATCGTTGCATTTGCCAAATTAATATTAGCGTATGTCGTTCCATCGTCATTGAAAAAAGCAAACTGTGAGTTAGCCATTAATGATATTGCCCCCGCATAATCTCCAGGTTGGTGAAAACCCATGATAGGCTTAACGCTTGACCCGTTACCTCTAGTCTCTAGTCCTGCTATATTGTATGTATTTCCAGTTCCCGTAAAAATACTATGTCCTGCCGTTACATTTCCAAACGTTACCGAGTTGGAAGTGCTTACCCTTTGATTTTCCAATGGTTGATAAAGACCATCAGAATTGATAAAAGTCCTTACCGCACCCGCTGTAAACGTGTAAGCCGTACCACCTCCATCTTTTCCAATAACGCTTTGCAAATCACTTGTTCTATTGCCAAATGCAAAGTTATTCGGAACAGAACCCCAGTTATTAGAGTTTGTAGCTAGTGTAGAAAACGCAGAAATCCCGCTTATATTTATTCCCCATGTACCCGTAGCCCCCGCCCCGTTCAAAGGAGTATATAAATTAAACCTAGATTGTAGCTGTGCCAATGTCAAGCTATTTGCAGTAGTTCTAAATACTGTACTGTCTGGACTTGCTGAAGATATTAACGCATTAACCTGTGCTTTTGTATAGGAATTTAAAACACTTCTAACTTGTGTGGTATCTACAATGAACGTTCTGTTTGCCGTAAAGTTACCGCCTCCAGTTAATCCAAATCCAGTAGATATAGACCTTGTTTGAAGCGTATAATCGTTTAGCTTCATTTGCATGGCAGAAAGCGAATAAGAATTGGCTACAGTTCTAAAAATCGTGCTGTCTGGCAAAATGCCATTAGGATTGAAATACCTAAAACCGTTCGAGCCACTACCCACAAAACGCCATGTGGTATCCGATCCAACTATTTTACGTTGTAAACCGTAGGCGTTAAAATTTGTGAATGTTTGCGCATTAACGCCAATTGACGCCAATAAAATGATTAGTAATAGCTTTAATTTCATACCGTTGTTATTGAGGTTTTTACCCATGTAGTGCTATATTTTTTATAAATTAATCCGCCTCCAGAAATACTAGGGCAAATTACTTCCATGCCTATTTGAGCATCGGGATAGGTAGTGTTAAGTTGGCTTTCTGTTAATACCGATGTAGTGGCGTTAGTTACAGATTGAATGGTATTGTTTGCTAAAGAAGCCCCTAATTGCGCCTTAGGCTGATAAGGTTGTTCTCCGTTGGCTAAAGTCTCGTAATCCGTTTCGCTCATCAAATAGTTATTAAAAATAACAAGCCCCGATACGTCTAAAATATCTGCTCCATCCCAAGGCAAACCACTACCGTAGCCAATGTTTAGCTTCCCCGTATTGAATGCAAAACTAACCCCTGAAAACCATTGCCTAGTACCATTTACCCAAACGTTCAACCCATTAACGTTATTCATTCTCTCAAATGAAAATCCTATTTTATTCCATTCTCCATCGTTTATAAGACCGAAATTGTACGGAGTTACACCAGTAGCATCACCGTTGAATGATGATTGAAACTGAAGTATCTTAACCCCCCTTGCCACATCGAGAATTTCAATAAAATTCCAACCCCTGTTATTGTCGGCAGATGAAGTGCCTAAAATATTTATGGCATCTTCACCTATGTGCCTGTACTCAAAATAGCATGAAAAATTATCCGTTACAGAAAAGTCACCTAATAATCTACGTTGAGTTGGCGGTTGCAATCTTACCGCTTTTGCTGTTCCGCGTCCGTCGATAAGTTCTACATTATCGTTCACATCGACTAATGTAACATTATTCCCCGATACATCAAGTCTATCCGCCCCCGTAGCCTCGGTAAATGGGTATTGAACCGATGGATTAGCCAAATTAGTTTTAAGCTGTTTAAAATTATTTGCGCTCGTTACGTTATTAACTATCGATTTTTCAAAGTCAACAACTGGAGAGAAAGCTATAGATGCATCCCCGACCTCATCTTCAACAGCTAACCCGTTTATCAATAAAGATTTTGCAGTTGCTGCTCCAGAAAGAACTAAGTCATTTACAAATGAATTTCCAATAGCTATTTTATCGATAATCAACGTATCGCATATTGCCGCGATGTGCAAACCTTCTTGCATTTTACCGCCGTTATTCGCTATATTAAAGTTAGTCAATGATAGGTTTTTTACCTCTACATCATAAATTTTAACTAAGGCGGGTTGATCGTCGTTATCATCGATATTACAGTTAATACCGTCAATCGTTAGGCTACCAAAAGAACTTTTACCAAATAAATCAGTATTCTGTACTTCGATTAAAGGAAATAATTTATTGAACGCAGGATTTTGACCTTGTGAAAAAATCGTTCCTTATAATATTTTTAAGGCTAAGGTCTTTGAATGTTCCAGAAAAGCTGAAGTAAGATAAATACTGTGTCGAATTGGTAGCTTCAGTAACTTCAACATTTATACCGTCAATGCTAATCCTTCCGAAATTTCCAGCTCCTGGGTGGGTACATTCCATGTTGCCCCCTCTTAGATTGTCGGCTATCAAAAAGAAGTCCTTTGTATTTCCTTTAACGTTTGTAATCGAAACGTTATCGATTAAACTTGTTCCAGATAGCAGGCGTATTCCTTTCGCTCCGCCATCTAGTATCTTCATGTTGTTTATGGAAACATTCGTAATTGCCCCGCCTATATTAGGGCAGTCAGTAGTTAATCCTTCGTCGGCATTCAGAGCGATGCCGTCGTCACCTGTTTTTAACTGTATGTTGTTGATAACAATATTTTCACATGGGCCATTAAAGTGAAACCCATCTTTATTATCTATGTAATTAGTTGTACCTACATCGATTTTACTTCCGTTGATATAGATGTCCTTACAGTTCATTATCGAATTGGTGAACTCGCTTGCATAAAGATACTCCCCTCCTTCGAAAACTATTCGTTCTACCCCTGCCAAACGGAAAGCGCCTTTGAAAGTAAGCAACAATGTAGGATTGCGCGGAGACTGGTTTGCAGCGTTTAAGTTAAACACCCCTCTGCCTCCAAGTATTGCGATGTTTTTATCTAACCGTGTACCAGAAAAAGCAAAGTTAAAATTTCTAAACATGTCCGTGTTTGTGCCGTTGGCTAGAATAAATCCGCAATCATCTTTAAAAATTAAAGTAGTGTTTGAATAAATCGTTAAAGCACCTGTATTATACTGGCCATCGACTACAACCGTTAAAGGCTCGGTGATTGCTAAGTCCAAAACAGCTTGTATCGCTGCCGTGTTCAACGTTCCTGCTATTGCGCCAACCCCTTTTTCAATGCTTAAATCCCCAGCATCGCTAACGCATCCGTTATCCGAAAGGTAAACAACCTTACTTTTTATACCCTCTACAATAGCATCTATTTGCTGTGATGTGTAATAATTAGATAAATCCAAATAAGGAGAAACATGAACCTCAACTCTCTGCAAACTATCGTTCACATTGCAACTAGATACTATCATTCGTAAACCTCCTTTTTGTTAATATTAATATTGAATTGAATAATCGTGCTTGGTTGATCGCCATTCTCGACTACCTTTAAAAAACCCCTGTGTTTGCCCTCAACCCTTTCGTCCGACGTAACGCCATCGAAAATTAATGTATTTGGTAAAATCAAGGTAAGGCCGTCACCAATTGATTTTTTTACTACCTGTACGCCGTCAACTTCATAGCTCTCATAAAAGAAAAGCATACCCGTAATGTCAATATCAAACAAATATTGCCAATCGCCAATTGCATCGCCATTTCGTGAACATTCGTTTATAATCGGTAGTTTACAGTTAAATTCTGGACAGCACATATTATTGATATTTTACTTTTATTGTCTGTGTATTATTATTAGTAAATCCAGTTATTAATTCACTCTGTCCTCCAGATAGCCAGTATCTAGGCGTTGCATCTGGGTAAACTATAGCTACTGCAGTAATTGCTCTGCCACTTGGAATAGTTACGCTTAATGTGTAATCATCCTCACTTCTAAAAACTAAATTAGCTTGTGTATAGGTTTCCTCATAAGGCAATGGCAGGTTAAAAACTAACGCCCATGTAGATACGCCTTTTTGGAACATTTTAATAAATGAACCATTAGCAGGTATTTGATAAAATAAATCGCCTTTAGCACCAAAAGCATTATCTGGTGCTGTTGTATTTGCGTATGCAATTTGCTTAACACCTTGTGCATTAATTAAGTTTGCTAAAGCCTGTATGGTAAATTTTGTAGCCTCTAAAGCTCCAGCCCTGTCCATTACTAAAAAATCATTTAACAATGGCGTTGGCTGGGTGTCTAAATCCCTTATCCGTTTATCGTCGACGTATGCCATTTCTTCTGTAATAATAGTTATCGTAATCGCATCCGCCCACGGCAATCATAGTAGGTCGTTTACCGTTTGACCTTTTGTCGTCACAACCGCACACATCATAAAATTGCGGAAAATCATCTGCATTATTACGCATGAACAATAAACATTTATTCCAATATGCAATCGCTTGATTTTCGTATTCATTGGCCTTAAAAGCCTTTGATGAATTGCTAACAGGTTCTGAAAATTCATTAATCTTTTGAGCGAAAGAGTTTGGCGTAATGTGTTCGCCTATTCCTTTTATTAACCTCGATCCAGTAAAATAAACTAAAACAGGTTTAATGCCTGGGTTCTGATAGGGTATTTCATCAACCGTATATGAAGACCCATTAAACAAATTTTTAATCTGTCCTGGTGCATCTTCTTTAACCGCTCCGTTAGCTTCGAAATTACTAATGAAGTAGAAGTAAAATTTATCACCCATTAATTTGCACAAATCGAAATCCTGTGCATGCAAAAGATGCTGACTATATTTTTCGATAGCCAAATTGTTAGGCAGTTCAATTCTGCCAACAAAATCTTTTTTGAAAATTAGTAACGGTGTTGCCATTATTCCTCTGGTGTTTTAATATCTCCTGTCGTAACCCCTGCTAACAATGATGCATTTTCTTGACTTAGCCCAAATACAATAACCAAAGTATTTTTCTTTTGCTCGGGAGTTGTTGCAGGATCGGCTAATATAGCTTGTAATGCCTGCGTACCTCCAATTCCAATTGTTTCAATCAGAGGTTTATCATCTTCAGTTGACACTTCGCCATTTGTAACCGTATCTAAAGGTATAATCCTGTAGCTTTTACTAGGGTTAATATTTTCGTGCCAATTTTCAAATAGTTCGGTAAATAGTTCTTCAAAGAAAATCCTATCCGGCTCAGTGTAGGCATTGTAATAAGCCATACTTTGAGGCAACTGCCCCTCGTTATATCCGTTAGTTCCTTGGTAATCTGAATGCAAAATAGCAGGTTGACCGAATGCCGTATAAATAGCTAATCTTGCCGCTTGGTCTGTGTATTGGAATAACTTATCGTTAACACCAGAAGAAATGCTTTTTAAATCTGGCACGTCTTTTCCGTCTGGGTCTTTTGAAAAAACGACGCTTACTTGATTGCCATCACTACCAACAAACTTTCTAATACCCTCAACCGTTTCTTGTTGTTCATCTTCATCTTGAACCTGTCCCTTTTCAACCCAAATAGTTTTAAGCTGGAAATTGTTCTTAAGATTGTTCTTTCGGGTGTTCGAGCTTTCTATTTCGGCTTGAACGTCATTTAATACAGGATCAATTGTTGCTAAAGGGTAAGTCCCGTAATCATCTGAATGAAATAAAACCTGTCCTTTGTAATTTTCCCAACCTCCCGAAGCTTGAACTTGCGCTTCGATAACCAAAGGGTCTGGATTGTAACGGTCGATAAAATCAATATCATCAGCTTTTTTACTGCCAAATCTTTTTGTCGTATACCAATCTTTTTTTAATCCAATTTTGCCTTTAAAATCTCCATCACCTATTCTACAATTTTCAAAAGGAACAAAGTTGACCTCGGTCTTTTGATAGCTTGCATTATAGTTAATGTGAACGGCGATCCCTCTTAATTTCTTTTTGTCTGGCGCAAGAATACGAATTAACTTATCAGGCGTTAAGCCTTTTTCGTTAATTATAGCTTTATAGAAATATTTATCCTCAAATCCCTTACCTACAACATAACTAGCCGCTAAATTAGCGCACATCTTAGCCGATCCCGAAGCGTTGTAAAGGTTCTGCATACGTTGCGGATAGCCGTTATCTTCGCCATAAGTCTTTATTCCTAACTTACTACCGTCGATAACTACTATTCTAGGTGCTGCATCTGGAAGATTGAAGATTTTTGACATCTATTTTTTGTTTTTACCTTGTTTCGATGGGTGTTTTTGTTCTTTTTCGGCAGGAATTTCAGCTTCTACCGCTTCATTTTCAACTGTTTCTTCGACAACTTCCACGTTTTCGGCAGGTATTTCAGCTTCTACTACAGAAGATAAATCCAATTCTTTGCTTTCGCTTTCAGAACCTGGATAAGTTTCAAAGTTTTTAACCAATTTTGGGAACTGTTCTAGGTATGCAATTGCAATACTGTCCTCAATTCCGCTTTTCGAGCTATAAAATTGGCCGCTTCTAAAAGGATATTCAATAAGAGCGTCCTTTTTAATCTTAAATTTTTGACTTTCCATAATTTGTAAATCTTGTATGGTTAAAGATAATAATTTTTTATAAGCTTTTATATGGCAATTTGAACAGTCAGCTACTACGCTTTCGCCAAAGGCAATACGATGAAGCCTATTTAATTCTTTTATCGCCGATGGCTCTCTTTTGTTTATCTGATAGATAAGCTTTTCAAGCCCTTGAATGCTGTTATAAATTTCGGTAGCCGTCATATAATTATGTTTACAAAAAAGGCGAACCACTAGCTCGCCTTTAAAGTTAAATATTATTTTTAAATTAAACCGCTGGTATATCTAAAGTAGCCAAGGCCGTCAACGTTCCTTCGTAAGTAGTATCCCAGAATGAGCGAGGGATATGAGGCTCTAAACTCAAATCATCACTTGATAATGACAACGAATAAACCCCGTCATTTTCATTCAAGTTTCTAACCGCTCCGTCAGCAACAAACATTCCTGCGTCAAGTCCGTAGATCTCAAAACGTGCATCGCCTGTATTTTGTAGGTTTTCCACAATAACAAACACGCTCGCCGCATTTAAACCCTCTACCTGCGCTTTTGTGGTGTTATCCCACGTTTGCACCGATGTGTCGATAATGTGGCGATAACGGTCTGCAAAATCGCCGTTAACCTTTTCAAATCTAGGCTTATGACCTCTTTTAAAGACTTCCCAAGTAAACATCTGCTTACCGTCTTTCATAACTATATCAGTTACGATCAATGGATTTGTAGCATCGAATGTTACAGTTGCAATGTCTTCAGTATTTCCGATGCGCATTGTAGATTTTACGCCTCCTACAGGTAGGATGGCGCAATCTCTTTCAATATCGGCTGTTATTTCTCCGCAAATAAATGCCATGATAATTTCCTCCTTTTAAATTAGTAACCAACCATTAACTTGTAATCTTCAATCACTAAAGCATCTACACTGAAAAGAATATCAATGTAGTATTGCATATCGAAATCTCTAAACCACGCTTTTAAGGTTGAAAGCTCACCCTCTTCTCCTGTTGCTAAATGCAAGTTTGTAATCGGAGTAAAGTAAATACGGTGAGGTAAATAATAAGAAACTCCGTCATTGAAGTATTCTTTAATCATTCTATCCTCAAAGTTTAAAACGATAACCGGATAACCTGCAAACTCCAACATATCCCATCCTTCTTCGGTACGCATATAAGCTAAATCAATATTAGCAAACGCTCTACGTTCTGCGCGATACTGTTCTGCAATAGAACGTGTAACAAAGAACTTAGGCGACATTCCCGCCATACGCTCGTCCATGTTGGTAATCATCGACTGTAAATAGCCAGTAACTACTTGGTTGGTTGTATCGGTTGGCGTAAACGCTTGACCTGCATAAGTTGAAGCCGTTCCGCTTGTTTGTGGAGTACCCGCTAAAGCGCCTGATAAAGTAGTAATTACTAAAGGCGAAGCGGTATCTGCAAAGTAAACAGTTTGTGCGCCTGGTGAAGTTCCAATATAAACACGATAACCAGTTGCTCCCGTAACAGGTGCATAAGTAACCGTAATAGTTGAAGTTGAACCGGTAGTAACTTGAGAAACTTCCGTTCCTGCGGCAGATACGCCATTTGCATTAATAGCCGCTACTCTGATATAATACGTAGCCGCAGCCAAAGTACCTCCCGAAGCCGCAGTTTCAGTTGTTGGAGTAGCTGGAGCAACTAAACCACCATTGTTTTGAGCAATGATAACTCTTTGCGTAGGATTTGCCGTAGCAATCGCAAAAAATTGTTTCCAGAACCCGTCAATCGCAGTAAAGTATAATGGATCGATACCAGCTGTTAAATGACCGCCATCGCCTACATTATCAGCAGCGGTATCGCCAAACCAAACAATACGGTAAACCGCTTGTCTTAAACTTTCTAAAACTCTTTCTTCTAGGAAATTTGCAAAGTCTGTTCCTGTTAGGTCTGCTTTTTTCAAGCCGTTGCCTAATCCCCAAACTGTGAATTTATCTAAAAGGTTTTTCCAGCACTCGGTAAAACGATCCTCAATATCAGCAGGTTCGTAAAACTTTTGAACAGATGGAATTTCTTGATCGCTTGCATCTGGCGCACATTGCGTAGTGCTTGCTTTTTTACCTAGTAAACCTAAGAAACCTAAAATAACAACTTGTTGCTTTGCTTTAACGCCAGGAATTATGGTTAATAATTCGCTTAACTGCGGATCTTCAAAGGCTTGTGTCCAAAGAGCTTCCTTGAAGCTCATTACCTGTTTACCGCAGAAATCTACTGGGTCTAGGTCAACAATGTTTGCTGGTAATGCCATAATTATTTTTTATTTTTTTTGTCTTTAATTTCTTGTTTTCTTGCCTCTCTAGCTTCATTGCTAAAGTCTGGCTTAGTAGATGGTACAGTAGTAGTAGAAAACTCTTGCTCTCTATTTTCTGGTTTGTAGGTAGACTTGATTTTGTTAATCTTTTCAAGTGCCTCGTTAGAATTAGTAACAGCAGTTGTTAGTGAATTAACGCTTTCTTCTAGTGCCGTAATTCTTTCTTTCAAGGAAGTATTTTCAGCAACTAAAGCTTCGTTAGAAACTGCTTCGTCAACTACCTCCTGAATGTTTGTAACTTCAGCATCTGCAACCGTAATAGTTCTGCCGTCCATTAATGTATGGTCACCATCGCTTGCCGCTTCCGTCATCGCCTCATCTGTATATACTTTAGTCCCAACGGCTAACGCGCCATCGAAATAAATGTAACTTTCGTTTTCAAGTTGAACCGATGAGTTTACAACTTCATTGTTTTCTTCGCCTTCATTTTTTGGCTTAACAATGTTTTTGAAGAAATTTCCAATCTCTGTTAATAGAGTGTTGTGCTTTTCTAAAGCCTCCTTTACGTTATCCATATTTTTATTTTCTTTATTTACTTTAATCGTTTTATTGGCATAAGCCATTGTTTGCGCATTTGCATTTTTAAATACGTGTTTAAAAATGTTTTCGCTTAATGTAGTTTCGATAACCTCGTTAGAAATAGTTCCTAAAATACTATCAGCAAAACCTAAAGCCTTTGCAACATCTGGAGTTATCCATGTTTCGGCGTTAATCATACCATCAATAGCGGCGGCATCCATTCCTGTTTTTGAAACATATATTGAATTTAAAACCGCTTGGATTTGGTCTAATGCGTTGGCTTCTTTCTTTAAAGTTTCGGCATCTACCGAACCCATCCAAAAACCATCAACAGTTGGCTTATGTATCATTAACATAGCCGCTTGACAAATATTAACTTCATCACCTGCCATTGCTATAATAGAGGCAATGCTTGCGGCTAATCCATCGATACGAACTACAACTTTAGCTTTATGTGCTTTTAGCGCGTTGTAAATCGCCCAACCGTCAAAAACAAAACCGCCAACCGAATTAATCTTAACTAAAATTTCTTCATCTTCGGGAACGGCTTCAATTAAAGGAACAACAACTGAAGCAGATAGGTTACCTTGCCCAATGCAAAAGAATTCACACCATCCCCAATCGTCTGCAACTTCGTAATCGTAAAGCTTTATTTCCGCCATGATGTAAAAGTAAATTCAAATAGTTTTAAAATAGTCTACTATTATTTATACCTTTATTAAAAATGAATACATACGACATTTTAAATAGACTTGACGCTAGTGGCGAACTAAAGTATTTAGTGCGTAACGGATTGATGCCTGTTAAAATTGGAACTCATTTAGAGATTTATAGATTTGTAGATATGCGAATGAAAACAGGATCCAAAAAAACAGAGGCTGTAAATGAAGCAAGCGCAAAGCTAAATGTATGCAGGGCAACCGTATTTAATATTTTAAAATCATTCAAATGATACGAAACAAATCAGACCTGCGTAAAAAGATTAAAGAAGTTAATGCATTAAAGAAAAATGTGTTTTCAAATCCTTTCGGGTTTAATAAATATCAGTTAGAGAAAATGAATAATGCATTTGAGCGCAACCGAAAAATTATAAATTCTGTTGAACCGCTACCTGCTGACGAACCTGTTCAGCCGATAGTATCTGCTCAACCGAAACAACAGGATTAGGCAATGCTTTTATAGCGTTTATAATTATGTTAGCCGATCCAATCTGATTATTAAAATCATCATTCATTTTAGATACAAAGCCACCTTGAGCAATCCCTCCTTGAGCCATAGCATAACCGGCCGATAAAGGTCTACCTCCGCCCATTTCATTTATCATTGATAACAAAGGCGCATACATAGCCGTACTTCTCGCATTGATTACACTTTCGCCGTTGCTCAATCTTGCATTAATACTATCAGATTTCGAAGTGCCTTTCCCTCTAACCATAGAGCCTTGACCATCCGAATTAAACCCAATAACACCGTCTGAAAATCCAGCTACAGCAGTAGAGGCAATAGTTCCTGCGGCAATAGCTGCTCCAATTATAATCTTGGTTCTTGCGATTTGAGATGCAACGGCATCGGCGGCTATCGCTATTTGTCCAAATGGAATTACTGACAACCAAACAGCCCTCGCTTGTTGTGCCGCAACGTTGGCGGCTAAAGCGGCTTGAGTATCGATTATAACCCTGGCTATTGCAAAAGCCTTTTGCGCTAAGAATGCGGCCTTACCGATTGCGGTTTCTTTGCCAAAAACGTCCTCCAGTAATTTTAATCCGTCATCTGTTAACTTTCGCTCTTCCTCTTGGATTTTAATCTTGGCTTCTAATACTGATTGTTCCCGTTCGATTTGCCTTTTTGCGTCCTCATCAAGTGCTATGTTTTTTTCATTCTGTATTTCTAAATTCTTAGCGTCAATAGCGGATTGGTTTTCTGATACAGTAGCATCCCTTAATGATTGTTGAGCCACCATTAATTCGGTCAATCCTTCCTCGCCTAACGCTATTCGCTCTTGAGTGGCAAGGATATCAGCGTCGATTAACGCTAATTTCTTTTCGTTCTGAAAAGCTATTTGCGCTAATTCCCTATCATTTCTATCGGCAATACGATTTATATAAATTTCAGCAACCTTATCTAAAACATCTTGAGTAGATTTGGCAATGCTTTCATTATATTGCTTATTGATTTCCTTTAACCTCGAAGTGCGCTCTAATTCTAATTGCTCTGTTGTTTTACCATACTTTTTATACTTGGCAACTTTTTCATCAATATCTCTATTTACTGCATCCTCTTCGTTTTTACGTTGTGTTTGGATGCTTTCATTGGTTTTTATAACACTTTCAAGTCGTGCTTGTTCTGCTTCAATACCTTTTTCTTTTAATGCTTGCGCCTTAGCCTGTCTTTTTTCTTCAGCATCGGCGGCACGTTTTGCGCTTTCATCTTGCCTGTTCTGAATTTTTTCTAAACGTTGAGTACTTTCTTCTAAATTTCCAATCCTAGCTAACTGTGCTTTCTTTAAATTCTCAACTTCATCATCAGAAAGCTTACCCCTGTTTTGTAATTGGATAGCATATTCAATTCCAAACTCTTTTAACTTTTTAATTTCTTGGGCATTAAGATTGCCTTTAATCCGAGCCGCTTCAACGGCATTGTTATTATCCTTTTCAATTAGCTTAGATCGTTGTGCAAATGTTTTATTTTCCAAATCCTCGGCCTGTTTCAAGAAAGCCTGTCTTTGCTTATCGCTAATCGTTCTATTTTTGGATTGTAGGATTAATTGCTTAATCTGTTGCTCTGCCCTTGCGTTGATAACTTCCTGTGCATTTTGTTGGTCGGCTAAATCTTGTTGAGCCTCTTTTAATTTGGCTGCGGCAACTGCTGCATCGGCAACCGCCTTACCGAATGATTTTATACTGTCAATCGGATGAGCAAAGAAGTTACCTAGCTTACCAACTAAATCACCAACCGATTTAATATTAGTTATGAACCCCGTTATAATTCTACCAACCGCATCGATACCTGCTTTAAACCCCGAAAACAATTGCTCGATAGTATCAATCAAAGGATCGAAAGAAGAAAGGTAACTAACTAAAGTGGCTACTAAAATAAGTATCGCTCCAATTCCTGTGGAGGCTAACGCAACCTTAAAAATCTTCATTGCGCTTGTAGCTGTATTTGTTGCTACTACTTGCGCCTCTGTGGCCGCTGTTTGCGCTCCAGTTGCTACTATGTTAGCATCGGTGGCTAATGTATTGGCCGCAATAACTTCAGCTTGCGTTGCTTCACCTTGCGTAAACTTAAAACCGATAGCCGTTGCTTGTTCTGTAGCTATGTTTGATGCTTCAGTTGCTTGTGTTGATATGATTTGCGCTTGTTGATATGCTGTTTGCGCTTCTTTTGCTTCCTGGGTAGCCTGTCTAAAAGCTTGCAAATGAGCCTTTGCGGTATCAATCGCATTAGCGCCTAACTGAAAACCTATTGTATTTGGCGCTAATGAAGATAATAATTGTTTGTTAGCCGATATTGCTTGACCTGTAGCATCATTTGATTGGGTTAAAGCATCCTTATAATTACCAACATTGCGCCTATTATCACCTACAGCACTTTCATTTTTCTTTAATTCATCAGATATGCCACGAATTTGAAGTTGTAAAGATTGCCCAGCTACCGTACTATCTCTTTCGGCTTTACCTAAAGCATTATATTGTTGGGTTAGTATAGCTAATTGCGCCCGTAATTGATTGTTAGAACCTTCGGCGGCGTTGGCTATCTGAATATACGCCTTTTGCTCTGCGTTTAATTGCGATAAACTAGCCTTGTTAGATTGAAAAGCTACGTCGTTTTCCTTGCCTTGAGCCTTTAAAGCCTTTTGCTCTTCACGAATAGCCTTAATACTATTACCTAAATCCTTTGCCTTTTGCGTTGCATCCTGCGCATTTAAGGTTACATCAATAATTACGGTCTGCTCTGCCATTGTAACAAATTTGTTTTAAATGTAAAGATATAATTTTATTTATTACCTTTATTTCGAGAGCGTTAATTTAGATGGCGGTAGTTCGTGAATCAACACGGCTACCGTTTTTAATTTTATTATTATGGCATTAGATGGTTTTGTAAATAAGAATAGTGTTTTGATTTTTAACTCATCATTTCAAAGACTAAGGGAAGAACAAAAACATTTAGCCAACGCATTTAATGAATGTCCAAAAGAGTGCGATATTATTTTAACATTAATTGTTGATAGATTACTAGAGATAAATAAATATTTTCACGAATTGGATAATCTAACAATCAAAGCTAAGGCATCCTAATCAAACTAATCGTGCTTAAACTTCCTTGCTGATAAGTAATCTGATTTTTATAATAATAACTTGCGGTCTTTTTGTCATAAACAGGAATAGTCCAATCAATGTTAGCTATATCAATTTCACTCAATAATATTTGCTTGGTTACTAAATATGGATGGTAAAGCATTTTAATTATCTCGGCATAATTCTCTCTTAGCAGAAATTCATATTCTAATCCATTGAATGCAGGTAGGCTAATCTGCGTAACAGCTTGTCCTGCTACATTATCAAAAAAAACAAAATCAGTATTTAAGATCGTGTTCAATAAAATTCTAGGTTGCGTTTTGATTTTAAATTCAGTCGATACTTCCGCATCCTCAATCTTCTTTATTTCAGTAACAGAAAGACCACCCATTTTAAATACTGATTGGCTTGGCGCAAAAATACTTTCAATAATCGTAACCTCGTCATCTAGTGTTTGGTTGTCTAAAAAAAATACACCATCGCCAATTCCGTCTACAACATTGTCGTCGTCTTTGTATTTTGCTAAATTTCTGACCCCGTAGTTATCCAAAGAAAATGAAACGTCATCTGCTGAATTAAATAACTTATCGCTAATGTCAAAGGCGTTAGGCTTGTTGTTATAAACCTCTTCCATATTAATCAACAATAACGACTTATTATAATTGTCGGGAATAATTATTAATCCAAATTGTTGTAGAAAATCTTTAAAGAAATTCTTTTGCGTAATATTCGGCAAAGTTGCTGCAAGTTGAACTTCTTGGCCGTAGAGAACTTCTACTGGTGCGTATTTAATATCGATAACCGCCCCTGCGAATAGTTCGCCATAAACCCTGTCGGTTGCAGGTTCTGAATGCCAAACCACTCTTATTTTTTGCCCAGACAATAACTCAATATCATTTTCTAAGACTTGATCTATGTAATCGTAATCGGTAAACTCGCCAACTGCTGAATGTATATTGGCCGCAAAAATATCCCATGTACTGCCGTTAAATTTTTCTAGTCGGATAGCTACAGACGGCGTTGCCCCTCCCTTATACTGGTCTCTTATCCTTATCGAATAAGACAACTTTACATTGACCTTAACGGTTGTTGGCGCATGATATTCGTCACCATCCCAATTACCACCAGGGTCCGTTGTTGCATAGTCTGTAAAAAACAAAACACCATCCCGAAAATCGTTAAGCATTTGTTGGGCATTTATACTTCTGGCCGACGACGAATAAGTATTTGGTTCATCAATGAATGCTTGGCTATGCTCGAACTTTTCGTTAGCAAAAGCAACTAGGCTATTAAGATGCTTAGTGTCTGCAAGAATATTTCCAGTAATTGTATAACCTGCATCGGATGCCATTTGACTAATGATAGTATGTCTGAATGTTGCTGGTCTTAATTGTCGAGGGTCGGCAATTCTTTCAGATGTTGAAAGACCACCGTAATCAATTACCGAATAAACAAAACCCTCCGTATTTAATTGTGATTGCCATACGGTTTCCAAATTCCAAATGTGATCCCACTCTGATAAGTCTAAATCCTTTAATTTCTTTTCGCCTAACGTATCAAAGAAGCCTTTCAAACCGCTTAAAATCTGAACCGAAATACTATCGCCTGACGAGGTAATTATCGCAATGCCATTAACTAAAACCTCAACACCGCCTTGAACTATCTTAGCAGTATTTTTTCGATAAGGTTGCAATCCTACTATTTCGGGATTGTTTGGATAACCACAAATATCTAAATTGTTTTGTGTTAAAGGAAGTTTAAATGAATTGGTAGAATATGCTTGACGGTCTTTTAATTCTGCCAAATCGTTAATCGCATACGTTAATCGTATTGGCGACTTAACCTCGTCTAAATCAACTAACCTATCATTAATATAAACCTCCTTGTTATTCATTACTGTTGTTGAATATTTATTTGAGGTAATGTTACGGTAAACCGTAAATCAGAATATTTATTTCTTGAGCGTTTAATCTCGAAGCTACCGTTTGCAAGGATAACCGTTTGCCATTTTATAGGACTTACCGAAGTAAGCATTTGAATTTTGGTAGAAGTATTTAATCCCTTTAATCCATTAACTTTTAAATCGTCAACAGTTGCGCCGAATGAAATCCGATTGAATGCGCTCTTACTAATCGTGTCGGCAATCGTTTCATCATTTTCCCAATCAAAAACATTACGATCGATTGTAATGTCATCTGAAGTAGTTAATTGTAAAATTTGGTCTTTGCCAAATCTCCAGTAATCCCAACCCCCTAATGTATTCAGCCATTTAATGTAAACATAAGGGTCGTTACATTGACCATTAATCTTAATCGTTAATGGTTGTGTAATGAAATTAGGCTCCTCGTCATCACCTGTATAAAGCTGAATAACAAAATAATGAACATTCGACGCCGGCAACCCTGCCAACATCAATCGATTTATTCCTAACGCTTCAAAAATACCATCATTTGAAATTGCGGGCAAAGCACCTTTTTGTATAATCAACCTACTATCGTCATCGGCAATAATATATCCAGCATCATTATTTATTAAAAATAAATCAGAAGCCACTCCTATCGGTTGTCGGTTAATATCCAAAGACGTTGTTCTTAGTTTAATCTCTTCGTCTACTACATATTCGGATAAGATGAATGAATTGTCATAAGGCAATCCAACCCATGCGGTAGGCTCGGTAAATAAGGTAAGCCATTTAGCTTTAAAGTCTGGATTTGGCTCATCTGAAAACGTAACGTATTCGGCCATGTTGCCACCGTATTTATCGCCTAACTGTTTTGCTGACCATGTAACGTAAAATGGATATGGCGCATCGTACCATACCGATAAATCACCATCCCAAACCTCACGGTAACGAATAGTAAATGATGCGGCTCTATTCAAATCCCTCCAATTCAGCACGTCATACAAAAATTCATCATTAGCATTTACCAATGATTTTAAATAAGCAGAAATATCTGCCCTGGTAAATCCAGAAGTGTTTGGAGAGTAAACGCCAACAACAACGGCATCACCTGCGGTTATTTCAATTTCTATTCTAAAGTTCTTTTTCTCTGGATCTGGAGTTGTTTGAAAGTTAAGAACGATAGGATTAAATGCCGCATTCCATTTTGAAATATTTCCAGGTGAAACTTCAACAACAGGTAAGCCGTTTTCAAATCCTCCCTCTATTGGGTTGTCGAATGCTTCTACGTTAAAAGGCTGCTCTAATACACAATCGTTATCATCTTTAGCATATGCCGTATAATTACCAGGTATTAATCCAACGAATAGCGTACCCGATATGTAAAAATCAGTACCGTTAATTGACACCATCGGATTAGGATAGGTCGAGGTAGCGGTCAAAGTAACCGTCCCGTCGCCTCCGTCTTGCTCGGTTTCATTCGTAACGACTTTTGTCATAGCCAAATCGCAACTCGGAGGTAGCGGCGCAATCGGCGTGCCTGTACTTATGTCTACAAACGGGGTGTTATAAGACGCTGTTAAGTTGTAAGAAAATGTATTGGTTTCGTTATTAACTGTGCTTATAGCTTCACCAGTTGTTCGTTGCCTTTGCGCCTCGCTTACCGTTGATAATTGCCCATCAACACCCGAATACGTCACCGTAATAGCAATACCAACGTTATCGAAATATAATTGATATACTTCGTCGCCAATCGTGGCAGAGGGAAATGTAAATACGTCTACTAATATTAATGCCATTACGCCGCTGTATAAAACATAGATATGATTTCTGTCCTAAACCTTGCCGTATAAATATCAGAAAGGTTTTTTATAAAGGTATTAACTTTTTCTTCCGTTATTACCTCATTAAATATATTTCTTCGTTCTTGCCATAGCTTTGTCCCGCTGTCGGCTATGTTCTTAGCAATTACCCACGCCACGCCTCTTGGAATGCCTCTAGCGTTGCACCAATCAATAATTTTATCAAGCGGTGGCATTTTGCCAGGCGCACGACCTTTAAAAACATAGTTGATCCATTCTGCCCCGACTAATTGACCTGTTGATCCTGTAACGTTTATAACTTGAATACTAGCCTTTGATTGACCTGTTGCATTTCGGTCGTTACTATCCATGTAGGCAATCAATTCATCTTTCATCGTGTCGAGAAAGTCACGAATAATGGTTTCGCCGTATGTTTGGAACTCTAACATGGCAACGGGAAAGCGTGTATAAGCTTAGGTATTTGAAGTTCAACACCGAATACATTTGCATCGTAAGCCTCGATAACTGGTATCATCGGCATATCGTTAACAACGTTTTCAAACGCCTCGTCTCTTAATATTAATTGAACAAACTCGGCCGCTAGTGTTTTCATTTCCTCAATCATTGCATTGCGGTAATTTGCATCCCTGCCAATTTCGTCTTTATGCTCGTCGTTGCTATATGGCATCCGAGTGGTGAACTGGATAAATATATTGGTATATGATTTTAAAGTTCCGCTAACTATTGATGGGATAAAACCGAAGCTATCTGGCTCGATAAAAAGAATATTTGGAAAACATAAATCATCAGCACTAACATTTTGCTCTGATTTACGGGCATAGTTAAAACTCGCAACCCCATCTAGGTTTAAAGCTAAATTACCTATTTTGTCTCTTATATTCATCTTTCAATATTTCGTTTAACTTCCTTTGAAACTCATGCTTATCCTTATTGAACATCAACTTAGCATAAATCGTTCCCCTATCAATAGCTTTTATTGCCTCCCATTTGGTCACGTCACCCAAAGACAACGTTTCCAGATTATTCATGTCGCCGTACTTATTGAAAATTTCTATACCAGCTTCAACATGGTTCGGTTCAACTTCGCTTGCAAACTGTTTTTGCTCGACTTCCACAAGCTTTGTTGCTTCTTCAAAAAAAAAACACCTAAAGGAATAGCCTTAGCCATTGGAATATCGTTAACTATATCAATAAATTCCTCCGCTTTCTTTTCGGTGTATTCGTTTTTGGTTATGTAATTATAAAGATAATGCGCCAATACTTTTGGAATATCATCAGTCGGATCAAAGTTAGTGTTTTCTAAGTTCTTAATGATAATCGATTTAGTGACCACATATGGCCAGTACGGTAAATCATTAAGCAAACCTTTTTTAAGTTCAAACGTTTCGCCTAATACTTCAATATGGGTTGGCGTTTGGTTTTTAGCCTTGTTATTCATGAATGCGTAAATCTCATCTATGCAGGGTTTAGCAATAGCTAACGTGTTGGCTAATTCAAGTTCAATACTTGAAGTCTGTTTAAATATCGGCTTTGCATTTAACAGCCAATGTATTTTATCTAAGTGATTATTCGGATCTAAATTTCTAAATTCGATAAACCTGCCTATCGAAATATCTTCGATTGAAGATGGAACTGAATATGGCTGACCTTGGATAATTACTTTAATCATAAACAAATATAATAATTTAGTAATAACTTTTAGGACGTTTTATTTCCTGTCTTATCATATCTGGGATTAATTCTGTTGCCGCCCAGACCAATGCGTCAATCCTGTTTGGTGATTGTTCTCCAATTTTACCCTCCCATGTAGTCATTTCTAATTCTAAGTCTAATAATTCTCCAACATGATGAGCTTTACCCTGCTCATATAAAGCAGAAACCGGCTCCGCTCTAGTTGTTTTATCCCTAGTAGCATGAACTGCTTTATAAGGAATATTCTTTTCTACGGTTCTTAAAATTGTTTCAATCATGTCGCCACCGTTGTTAACCTCTCCAATTATCCTGTCGGCTTTCCATCTGTGATAAGCTGACACGGCTAACTTTGCCCACTCGGTCGGAGTGTATTTGCCTGTTAAATCTTCTAATGGGTAAAGGTGTCCATTAAACCCCAATCCAGCAACTATAATTCCCGTATCATCCGAACCATCTTTTGCCTTTGCTGCAGGATCGATTGCTACTACTATTCTTTTAAATGGCGGAGCTTCACGAACTCTGTTTTCATTAATAATATCGCTAGTCCATAAAGCGTTTTCACTATCATCACCAAACTCACCGCGCATAAACCTTTTACGTTTTCGCTCTGGCAGGCTATCTAACAACTTTAAATATTCTTCCGATATGTTGCTAAGATTATCCATTGGGTTCATCTTTAAGCAACCGTATTCATCTACATAAGAAAGTGAAACATTGGTTTCTGGCTCAACATGGTCTACAAATATTCTATAAGTCCAATGTTTTTTTGATGGCGGATTTTCGTCTACGAATAATAAGTTCTTTGCAGTTTTAATTACTTCACCTTTATCGTTTAGTATCTCGCATTTTTGAGCTAAACGGGTTAACAAAGTAGTAAACGCTTCATAAGATATTTGACTTGCCTCATTAACGAATACGGTTAAGAACTCCATTCCTAAAATCTTTTCGCTTCGTTCCTTATCATCTAGTCCTCCAATCCAAATTTCAGAACCATTTGGCAGAGTTATATAATAATCAACATTATTCCAATGCACTTCCAATAAAGGAAAACAAATCTTTAAAACTTTTTTTAGAGTGTCTAACCAAATAGAATTTTTAACATGGTTAAATCTGAAACGGCAAACTAAATGTCTTGAGCCTGGAAATTTACAGGCGATAATAATCATTGAAAATATTATTATGAATGATTTTCCAGAACGTGAACCGCCGTATAGTAAAAACTTAGTTGCTCCAGAAGTGAACAACTGTACGGCTCTTGATTGGATTATTGTTTTAACAAAACTCATTCTCCTAGTTGAGCATCCGTACTGTCTATGTTGATTTGAATGTTAGCTTTCTTTTGATCATTATCCTTTTCAAATAAACCTAAGTGTTTTCCTAAATCTTGCAAGGCTCTGATTTTATCAAAAACCTTAACCTCTTTCAAAGTTCCAACAATAGTTTTATCGCCGTTATCATCTTCGCCCCATTCTTCAGAAGATTTAATTGAGGCTATTGCTCCGGCAGACTTGTCGTCTAACTGCTTAATGTTTATTAATCCACCATCAACATCAAACACCTCACGAATATCAAAAAATGCAATCTTAGCATATTCCTCAATCAATCTATCTTTAGTAACCCCGTGTTTAGACTGTTGTTCAAGTCTTAAATTTTCAATATACCCTTGAACATCTTCACGTTGCAAAAGATTGTAACCTATTTGTCTCGATGTATCTTCACTAAAACCTGCGTAAATTGCTGATTGACTAGCATTTAGGGTTTCAAAATACTTATCAGCAAACTTTATATGATTATCTTGCATTGTAAACTAATGTAAACTTTACTTTACCCAAACATACGAATAATTTAATACAAAGGCAAAACCCCTTCCTTTTTATCGTTTT